TACACGCGGTTTGCGGTTATTCGTAATAGCTATCCTGAACTGCGGACCACGACGATTAAGACGTGGCAGGAGTTGTTTCCAGAGCATATGTGGGGTGAGATGCGGTGGTCCCCACCGATTACGCACCATATTAAGTTGCCACCAAGAGAAGATACGCCGGGGTTAGATTGTGAAGTTATCTTTCTGGCGTTGGATCAACCTCGTGACGTTAGGAAGTTATTGTCGCTGGAATTGACGGGTGGCTTTGTTGATGAGGCTCGTGAGTTGCCGAAGGCGGTGGTTGATGGTCTAACGTCGCGTGTTGGTCGTTATCCGACGAAGAAGAATGGTGGTTGTCCGTGGCGTGGGGTCTGGATGTCCACCAACCCGATGGATTCGGATCATTGGTGGCATGAGCTAGCGGAGAAGAATCCGATTAAAGGTCGGTATCCGTGGAAGTTCTATAAGCAGCCCGGTGGTGTTACTGATGCGACTAAGGAGCATGAGGATGCAATCTTTGGGGCGAATAAGTATTGGCGTTTAAATCCGAAGGCTGAGAACTTGAATAATTTGCCGCCCGGTTATTACGAGCAGCAGTTAGCTGGTAAGACACTTGATTGGATCGAGTGTTATGCTGGAGCTAAGTATGTTTACGTGCAGGACGGTAAACCTGTCTGGCATGAGTATAGTGATAGCTTAATGTCGGCTGACGTTGAGATTGAGGTCGGTATGCCAGTGCATATTGGCTTGGACTTTGGTTTAACGCCTGCTGCTGTTTTTGGGCAAAAGATGCCGAATGGGCGTTGGCATATCGTGCATGAGTTGGTAGCCTTTGATATGGGTCTTGAGAGGTTCGCCCATCACCTTATGGCAGATATCAGCACTAAGTTTCCTAAGAGCGAAGTGTTTATCTGGGGTGACCCCGCAGGTGGTAAACGCGATGAAATATTTGAAGTAACGGCGTTTGACCATCTGCGGACCCTTGGTTTGAGAGCGCAGCCTACTAACTCGAATGATTTTATGGTGCGTCGTGAAGCTGGCGCTATGCCGATGAATAGATTGATTGATGGTCGTCCCGGTTTGCTTGTGTCGAAAGATTGCAATCGTATTCGGAAGTCATTGGCTGGTGGATATCATTTTAAGCGATTGGCGATTGGTGCTGGTCAAGAACGGTTCAGAGATGTGCCGTCAAAGAACGATCATTCACACGTTGGTGATGCGTATGGATATCTGATGTTGGGTGGTGGTGAGCATCGCCGTCTGACTAGGAACCCTAATGGTAAACCATTGTTTAAACAAATCAATGCGTCGATGGACTTCAACGTGTTTGCATAAAAAAGAGGGGTGCCCGAAAGCACCCCTCAATTACGCACACAGGGAGGAGAACGGACCCGCATGATCGTCCATTCGTTTTATATCATAGTGGTATATCCATACGGGATCAACAAAAAACTATGCAAAGATTGAGTTCTAATAGGAGCTTGCAGATAGTCCCATTTTTCTGGGGGCATGTAAAATTGATGGATTTGCGTCCATTTGAACAGGCGTATTTTGATAGTATGCCTGACTATATTGAGCGTCTGAAGGAATATGGTACGCAGAAACATTGTTACACAGCGATACATGCTGGAAACATAGTTGCTTGTTGGGGCGCATACCCACTTTGGGAAGGTGTTTCCGAGGCTTGGCTATTAACTTCATATCAGTTTGAAACAATTCCTATTACAGCTACACGCACTGCTATACGATACTTCAATAAAATTTATATTGATATGCAATTACATAGATTGCAAATCACTGTAAATTGTAACGATGAGCTTGCAATGCGATGGGCATTTGCATTAAAAATGAAACAAGAAGGTGTCTTGCGCGATTATGGGCCAGACAAATCTGATTATGCAATGTTTGCGAGGACTGAGTAATGGGATTCCTTATGTCTAGACCTAGAGCGCCTGCGCCAGCGGCGGTTGCTCCAGAAACTGTTGCTGCCCAAGAACGTCAAGAGCAACGTATTGAAAGTGAGGAAAGAAGGCAGAAGGCGCAAATGGCTGCAAGTATTCGCGCCCGTCGTAGGGGTGGCCAGCGTATGTTGCTTTCCTCGGATCGTGATGAGCCTAGGCTTGGTATCACATCAAACATGAACGCTTATAAAGGGGTTTAATTATGGGTGGTGTTCCAAGAACGATTCTTAGAGCGGTTACCAGTGTTCCAAGGGCTGCTGCTAGTGCAGCTTCTGAGGTTGCTGATGTAGTTTCTGATACAGCTAGGGCTGTAACCCAAACACCTAGACCTAGAGCAGCGCCAGCTCCTGCTGCTCCCGCTACACCATCCCAAGCAGCCGAGGCTACTACTGAAGCTCCTGCTGCTGCCACTCCATCAAAACCCGCTGCTAAAGTAACTCGCTCTACTGAGGATCAACGCCGCGCTGCTGCTTCTGTTCGTGCGCGCCGTATAGGCAGGCGTGGACTTTTGAGCCGTCGAAGAGCGTCTACTCTTGGTTTACGTGAAGATCAAAAAACAACATTAGGTGCTGGTTAATGCCGAAAGTAGTTCTTAAAGACGGTAAGACCCGTCACTTTTCTTACAGTAAAAAGGGTATGTCTGCTGCAAAAGAATATGCGCGTCAGTATGGCGGTCGTATTGAAAGCGTCAGCATGAAGACAAAGATGAGAAAGAAGAAGGAAACGGCATGAAACAAGTTTGGGAAAAGAAACGCCCTAAAGATTTAGGTAAGCCTAAGAGCTTAACGTCAGGTCAAAAGCGTTCAGCTATGAGAGCTGCTAAAAAGGCTGGTCGTCCTTATCCTAACTTGGTTGATAACATGAGGGCCGCGCGTGGTTAAGAAGGCGTATCAAAACCCTGAAGGTGGTCTTAATGAGGCTGGGCGTAAATATTTTAAACGCACTGAAGGCGCTAATCTTAAGAAACCACAAAAAAGTGGTACTGATGGTAGGCGTGTCAGTTTCGCTGCTCGTTTTGCTGGTATGAAGGGTCCGATGAAAGATGAAAAAGGTAGGCCCACGCGTAAAGCTCTTGCTCTAAAAGCTTGGGGTTTTGGTTCAGAAGAAGCTGCTCGTAACTTTGCGGCGCGTCATAAGAAAGGTTAAGCCATGCTGACCGTCGATCAAATTATGAAACGTCATGCTCTTGCACAACGTCGCAAGGATAATTGGCGTCAGATTTACGAAGACTGCTATGAGTTTGCTTTACCGCAGCGTAATTTGTATGACGGTTATTACGAAGGTGGTGGTACACCCGGCCAGAATAAAATGGCGCGTGTGTTTGATTCTACTGCTATTAGTGCGACGCAAAGATTTGCTAACCGCATTCAAGCTGGTTTGTTTCCGCCATATGGTCGTTGGTGTCGTCTTGAACCCGGCCCTGATATTCCTGCGGATCGCCAGTTAGAAGCGCAAGCTGCATTAGATTTATACGCAGAAAAGATGTTTTCGGTTCTCCGCCAATCAAATTTTGATTTGGCAATGGGTGAATTTCTTATGGACCTTGCGGTTGGTACGGCGGTTATGCTTGTGCAACCGGGCGACGACATGACACCAATCCGCTTTACTGCTGTGCCTCAATACCTTGTGGCTATTGAAGAGGGTGCACATGGTCGCGTTGATAACGTGTATCGTCGTATGCGGATTAAGGCTGAAGCAATCAAGCAACACTGGATGGATGCAGAAATTCCTGACCGTCTAGCGCGTATGATTGAGGAAAAGCCAACAGAAGAGATTGAGTTGGTTGAGGCAACAATCCTTGATATGAACCGTGGTGATTATGATTATCATGTGATTTGGCCAGAAGGTAAGGCACAGATTGTGCAGCGCAAGATGAAGTCTTCGCCTTGGATTGTGGCTCGATACATGAAGGTTGCTGGTGAAGTTTATGGTCGTGGGCCTCTTGTTACTGCAATCCCAGACATTAAGACACTCAATAAGACGCTAGAGCTTTTGCTCAAAAACGCATCTTTGTCTATTGCTGGTGTCTATACGGCTGCTGATGATGGTGTTCTAAACCCACAGATGATCCGTATAACGCCGGGTGCAATAATCCCCGTGGCTCGTAATGGTGGTCCACAAGGTGAGAGCTTAAAGATGTTGCCGCGTTCTGGTGACTTCAACGTGTCTCAGATTGTTATCAATGATCTACGCATGAACATTAAGAAGATCATGCTGGATGATACTCTACCACCTGACAATATGTCTGCTCGTTCTGCGACTGAGATTGCAGAGCGTATGAAGGAACTAGCGCAGAACCTTGGCTCTGCGTTTGGACGCCTAATTACAGAGACAATGGGTCCGCTGATTGCGCGTATCCTTTATGTCATGGATGAGCGCGGTATGATTGAGATGCCACTTCGTGTAAATGGTCTTGAGGTTAAGGTGACGCCTGTATCACCGATTGCTCAAGCTCAGAACATGGGTGATATTGAGAAGATCACGCAATGGGTGCAGTTGTCTTCTGCACTTGGCCCAGAAGGTCAGATGGCTCCGCGTATGGGCGCTATTGCTGATTACGTTGCTGACAAACTTGGTGTGCCAGCAGAGCTACGTACATCACCAGTAGAACGTCAGGAAATGATGGAACAAGCCGCTCAGATGGCACAGATGGCGGCAATGGAAGGTCAAGCACCAGAAGGAATGTAAATGTCCATCGTAGAAGGTTGGGAAGGTCTTCGGCAAGTAGAGCCGGAGCTACGTCTTACAAATCAAAACGAACAAGATGACATTGATAGATTATATCTCCGAGTCTTTGGTAGCGACGATGGGCAGGAAATACTGTCCCACTTGCGTTCGCTTACCATAGAGCAGCCCACATGGTATCCGGGCGAAGAAGCGTCCCACGGCTATGCGCGCGAGGGGCAAAACTCACTAGTCCGCGAAATAGAGCGGCGAATTAGAAGGGCATCTAAATTATGAACGCAACCGAAGGCTTGCTGGCCGAAGCCTCAGTCGAGAGCGACGATAACCAGCAAGAACAGGAAGTAAGTATCTCCCATCTTGATGAGGCTCCTGCATCAGAGGCAAAATCGGTTGATGAAGTAACCGTTGCGTCTGAAGATGAGGAGACTGAGTTTGTTAGGCCAGATTGGTATCCAGAGAAATTTTGGAACGAAGAAGAAGGCCCGGACCTTGAGAACCTCGTTAAGTCCTATAACGAACTACAAAAGAAATTTTCGCAAGGAAAACACAAAGCTCCCGAAGAATATGATGGTGCTGTATTTCAAAACGCCAGTATTCCAGAAGATGACGAACTCTATGTAACTTATAAGGATTGGGCGAAAGAGCATGGGATAACTCAAGCTGCTTTCGATCAATTAGCTGAAAAGTACATTGAGATGGCTGGTGGTCAGATAGATCAAGAAGAAATATCTTACCAAGAAGAGTATAAGAAACTCGGACCCAATGCTGATGCTACTATTAAATCTATGACGGATTGGGCACAAAGCCTTGTTCGCAAAGGTGTGTGGGGCGAGAATGACTTTGAAGAGTTCAAGATCATGGGTGGTACTGCCGATGGTATGCGCGCTCTTCAGAAGATACGGGCATATTATGGGGATCAGACTGTGCCTGTTGATGTCTCAACCATTGAAGAAGGACCAAGCCGCGAAGAGCTAACCGCTATGGTTGGTCGTCCTGAGTACAATACTGATCCAGCATATCGTGCCAAGGTCGAACGTATGTTTGAAAAGATGTACGGAGGTGATCCTTATCAACCAATATAAGTGTTGCAAAAATGCAACACTGTTACTTGTTTACAACTAACAATTAGTTTCTTATATTGGGTCTGACGGATACCCATTACTGGCCCGTCAGACCCGCCTTGGGACGTGGCGCTAAATCGTTCAAGCTCGCAGCCCGTATGGATACCTGCACAGCGATTAATTTGATAACTGTTTCAACGAAAGGAACTAAGAAATGGCTGTTGGCATTTCTAACGCTTTCGTCCAGTTGTTTGATGCTGAAGTCAAGCAGGCATATCAAGCGTCTCGTGCGCTTGCAGGCGTGACTCGCGAGCGAAACAACGTCGAAGGCAATCAGGTGAAGTTCCCCAAAATTGGGAAAGGCACCGCAACTATCCGCGTCCCTCAATCGGACGTGACCCCTCTTAATGTCTCTTACTCTCAAGTGACAGCTTCAATGTCGGATTATATTGCTGCTGAATACAGTGATATCTTCCATCAAGCGAAAGTAAACTTTGACGAGCGCCGTGAACTCGTGCAGGTCGTTGGTAACGCCATTGGCCGTCGCATGGATCAACTCGTCATTGACGCACTGAATGCTTCATCGGGCGCAGCAACTGTTGCAACTTCAGTCGGTGGTGCTGGTACTAACCTAAACCTCGCTAAGTTACTTGCTGCTAAAAAAGCTCTGGACGCCAAAAACGTCCCTGCTGAAGGTCGTTGCATGATTATCCATGCTAATGGTCTGTCTGCATTGCTTGACGAAACTGAACTCACCAGCAGCGACTTCTCTACTGTGAAGGCTCTGTCTATGGGTGAGATCGACACATTCCTCGGATTCAAGTTCATCATGCTTGGTGATCGTGACGAAGGTGGCTTGCCACTTCCATCCACGCGCACCAGCTTTGCCTTCCACCGCGATGCGGTTGGCCTTGGCATTAGCATGAACCAAAAGTCTGAGATTAACTATGTGCCTGAGAAGACATCCTTCCTTGTCGCTTCAATGTTCTCCGCTGGAGCCATTGCAATCGACGATGAAGGTATCGTCAAAATCTCTAGCACTGAATAAGGAGGCTGAATTATGGCTTTTGATGCTGCTGGCCTCGGTGTTGTTTCAGCTTCTAAAAAGGGTAATGCTCCTAGCATCTACACCTATCAGACCGCTGATACGATTGCTGATGTAAATACCGCTGGTTACTTCAATGACTTATCGGACACTCTTGCAGTGGGCGATTTGATTTATTGCGTAACCTCTACTGGAGGCACTCGCGTTAGCACACTCACCCAAGTTCTCTCGAACGCAAGTGGTGTTGTTGACGTTGCTGACGGTACAACTCTTGCCGCAACTGACGGCGACTAATAGGATCGGGGTGGGTTTCGGCCCACCCCTTTTCTTGCGGAGTAAAATATGGCTTCTGGGGATACCAAACTAACTATCTGTTCAGACGCCATGCTGATGCTTGGCGCGTCTGCTATTTCTTCTTTTTCAGAGGGAACAGATGAGGCGCAGATTGCGGATCGCTTGTATAACGATATCCGCGATACTTTAATTATGCAGTACCCATATTCTTGGTCGATCAAGAAGGTTAAGTTAGCCAGATTGGTTGATACTCCAGTAAATGAATGGAAGTATGAATATGCACTACCCGGTGATATCTTAGGAAATCCTAAAGCTCTATTCATCACAGGTTCTGTTGGTGCAATACCAGTAAGAGACTTTGATATATACGGAACTTCTGTTTATACGAACTACGAGCAGATTTGGATTGATTATCAATTCAGACCAGAACCTGCTTTTTTCCCACCATACTTCGTTAATCTATTAAAACACGCATTAGCTGCTGCTTTTGCTGAACCCATTACGGACCAAATCCAAAAAGGTGATTACTATCATCGACTTGCATATGGATCACCTAGTGAGAATATGCGTGGTGGTTTAGCAAGAGTTGCTATGAATATTGATGGCGTTGATCGTCCACCACAAAACATTATGGACTTCCCATTAACTGAGATACGCGCATGAGCAGAATTGTTCGTTTGCAGAACAATTTTACATCTGGTGAGCTAGACCCACGTCTACGCTCAAGGACAGATATTGCTCAATATCAGTCAGGTCTTACAACTGCTCGTAATGTTTCTATACAGCCCCAAGGTGGTGCTAGTCGTAGACCGGGCACTAAATATATAGCAGAGCTTGATGCTGGGGCTGCTAACGCTGTCCGTATGGTTTCTTTTGAGTTTAGTGTAAGCGACAGCTACATGCTCGTATTTACACCCGGAAGAATGTACGTTTTTAAAGACGGTGCCCAAGTTACAAATATCAATAGTTCTGGTAATGATTACGCCACTGTGTCAGGGCTTACTGCGGCCATCTTACCTGAAATGAATTGGGTGCAATCTGCTGATACAGTGATCGTCGTACATGAAGACCTTGAGCCAATAAAGATTGTGCGTGGTGCAACCGATGCTGATTGGGAAGTAAGCACCATTGTTTTTGATCATATACCTAGATTTGCTTTTGATCTCGATACACACATAACGACTTACGATATTACACCTAGTGCAGTGAGTGGTAATATTACTCTAACCGCTTCTGGTGCCACTACTGATACTGGAACAGCGCAAGCTGGAACAACCAGCACGATTACATTAAAGGCTGCAAGTAGTTTTACTGCCGATGATGAGCCTAACGGTATGTTCATCACGTTGACTTCTGGCACTGGTTCTGGGCAAGTTCGCCATGTTGAAGATTATGTTGCTTCAACAAAGGTACTGACAGTTTACCCAGATTGGGATACTGCTCCAGATGCTACAACGGGATATAAAGTACAGCCGTTTGGTACAGCAATGGTTGATGAATACATTGTTGCAATCACTGGATTTGGCCGCGCACGTGTTGTTGAATTTGTTAGCGACACAGAGGTTAAAGCTGTAACGGAAATACCATTCTTTGATACAAACACAATATCTGCTGGAGATTATGAGACAGAACATGGATACGAGCCAACATGGTCTTCTACTCGTGGATGGCCTAGAAGTGTTACCTTCCATGAAGGCCGCTTGTATTTCGGCGGAAGCAGATCACGCCCCTCAACAATCTGGGGTTCGCGCGTTGCTTCATTCTTTGACTTTAGCGTAAACGAAGCCTTTGATGACGATAGCGTTGAAGCATCGCTAGATACAGGTACGTTTAATGCGGTTGTAGATATTTACTCTGGCCGACATTTGCAGGTGTTTACAACGGGTGGTGAGTTTTATGTGCCTCAGTCTTTAGATGAGCCTATAACACCATCTAACCTTATTGTTAAACAGCAATCAGCATTTGGTATGAAGCCGGGTATTCGGATTCAAAACATTGATGGTGCTAGTCTTTTTATCCAAAGGCAAGGTAAGGCACTACAAGACTTTCTATTTGCTGATGTTCAAAACGCTTATGCTTCAGCAAAGATATCTTTACTATCATCGCACTTGCTTAAATCTCCAGAAGAGATGGCAACTCGTGTTGCAACAAGTACTGATGAGGGTGATCGTCTTTTAATCGTCAATGGCGATGATGGGTCTATAGCTTGTTATACGTTGTTACGATCACAAAACGTCGTTGCACCTTCTGAGTGGACGACTGATGGTGAATTTATAAATGTAGGTGTTGATATCGACACGATTTATGTTGTGGTAAAACGCAGTATTAACGGGTCTGATGTTTATCTTGTGGAGTTATTTGATGATGAAGTATTTGTTGATTCCGCTAAAACGGGTGGTGCAGCTTCTTCTGTTACTATGGATCACCTTGAAGCCGAGACTGTGCAGATTATACGAGATGGTATTGTCGAGCCTTCGCAAGTTGTACCAGCGTCTCCGTACACTATTACGTTCTCTCAAGCAGCGACTTCTAGCTATCAGGTTGGGCTAAACTTCGAGACTGAACTCAAGACGCTTCCAGTAGAGCCGGGACTACAAAGCGGTCCATTGCGCGGCTTTAAGAAGCGTATATTTGAAGTAAATGCTGAAGTTTACGAGACTCAATCTATGACTATTGGCGGTAAAGAGATTGCGTTCCGTCGTCTTGATGGGTCTATCTTAGACTCCGCTGTTCCAGAGTTTACTGGCATCAAGACATTACATGGCATTTTAGGTTATACTTACGAAGGTCAAATAACGATTGGGCAATCGGTTCCACTTAAAATGACTGTGTTAGGTATCGACTATAAACTAAGCGCGGGGCAATAAGATGTCTGCTGCATTACCAGTTATAGGAGTAGCACTCGCTGCTGTTTCTGCGTATGGGCAATATCAATCTGGACGAGCGCAAGCTAAAGGCCTTGCTCGTCAAGCAACAATGGCCACTATAGAGGCCAAGGGAAAAGCTCTTGACGCTAGGGCGCAGGGTATTGAGGCTTTAAAACAATTAAATAAAGCTAATGCCGCATTAAATGCACGAGCCGCTGCTGGTGGTATTGATCCATTCTCAGGAAGCGCGAAAAGTCTTGCGGTTTACAATATGTCAGAAGGAGCTCAAGAGTTTTACATTAGCGAAGACAATCAGATTATTCTAAGAGAAGGTGGTCAGATTGCAGCGCAAAATTACATGCAACAAGCAAAGTCTGCGCAAAAAGCTGGTCTATATCAAGCTGTTGGCACATTAGGCTCTGCTGCATTAGCTTATAGTCAGACTGGTGGCAAACCAAGTGGCGGTAATACCGCAAGTGTTTGGACGTGAGGTAAAAAATGGCAGAACGTCTTCCTCGCTATCGCCCACTTGGTTTAAGACTTACAGGTGCGCCACGTATTGATTTTGCTGCGGCAGGCGCAGCAGAAGCTGCTGGTTATCAACGTCTTTCTAGTGCGTTAGATAGAATAAGTTCATATGCCTTTGAGGAAGCTGGTCGTCGAGCTAAGATTGAAGGTGAGGAGTTTGGTTACAAGTTAGGTCAAAATCCAGATCAAATAAAAACAGCTCTTGAGGCTGGTGCAAACGTCGATGATATTGTCGGTGATCCAGATACAATCTTTGGCGCAGCATCTCGTGCCGCTGTAGGTGCACAGCTTAGAGTTGAATTAGAAACTGACGTTCGTTCAAAGTTAGCTCAACTTTCTGCTGCTATTGAGGGTGGTGATATACTAGACCCAGCAGATGTTGAGACAGAAATAGACGCGATTACTGAAGGACATACTTCACTGTTGTCCCAATTCGGTAGTAAATATGCACGTCAGTATAGAGCAACCATTGGTACTTTAGCTGCGCCTGTCTATAAATCAGCTCTTGAACAATCCTATAAACTTAGAAACGCAGCGATTGCTGCTAAGTTTGATGCTGGATTGGAAAGCGCTAGAGATATTGGTTACAAAATATTCAATGATTATCAAGGTGGACAAACTGTAATTGATGGTCAGGTTGTTTTAGACGCGGATGCTAAGTTTGATGTATTGTCTAGGTCTATTATAGATGAGGCGATTAATACAAAAAATCCTGCAAATATAAATCGTGCCAAAGAATATGTTCGCAATCTTAGAACAGACGCAAAGGTTAATGCGCTTCGTAAGTTTGCGCGTGAAAACCCAAGCGATGTTAATCTTACTGCTGGTTTATTTGGAAATAAAACGGCGTTGTATTATAGCCTTGACGAAGATTCTAAAGCAAAAGTGCGTGATGAAATACGTGACGAACGCGCAGCTTTATATAGAGAAAATGAAAATAATATTGCTTTATCTAAGCGTAAGGCACAGACACGTTTTTATCAAATTCAAGCTGAAATAGATTTACTTCCTGATTATGCTGACCAAAAACGTGAAGAACTTGCTATTGAAGCAGAAAGTATCGCAAAGACTGGCCTCTTTGATGTTTCTCAAGATGATTTACTTTCTTTGCGTGTTAGACCAGAACGTCCTGCACAGCCATCTTCGCAAGATGGAATAGATCGTGTAACACAAAGAGTTATTGAAAGTTATATAATTGATATTGCTCAATTAAATGAAGAATTAGCTTTTAATAATGTGCGTGGAAAAGAAGCTAATACAATTAGAAAAGAGTTCTTAGCGTTTCAAGAAGCACAAGAAGATAAAATTGTTGAGATACTGCAAAGGTCAAAACTATCTTTTGGAAGAGAAATTTCTAAGGATGTTGGTAAATACATTCTTAATGCGCTACCTGTAATTTATGAAATGAATAAAACTGAAAATAAAAAATTGCTTTCAGAAGGTAAGGGACCAGAGCTATTAACTCAAACCACACAAAGATATATAGATCTTAAAATAGGTGAAACAAATTATAACAACATAGTAAAGCTGCGTTCAGATACAAAACAAGCATATGGTAAATATGCTCCTAACTTTAATTGGGACAATTCTGGAATACAGGAAGTTCAAGACTTTATTGATAGAATTGATACTTTACCTATTAATGATGAAAGAAAAGCAGACCTTGGGGATCAGCTTAAAAAACTGAAAAGGATGTTAAGTGAATGACAGACATCTTTGCAGAAATGACTGCTGCTAAAGATGCAGCGTTCTACACCCCACCCGGCACACCAGCTACCTCAGAAGAGGAAAGAATGAATCAATCTATCACCGAAGATCATTTGGTGATGGATCATAAGTTCGTAAATAATTCCAAAGTTATGTATCGCCTCATGCAAGGTGAGCCGTTCACTGGTACGGATGAGGAAGCTGGACGGTATGGGATTAATTTGATTGGCGAATTTAATTACAACTTTGCTCAACCATTTGGTGGTGAAGTTGGTGGGGTTGAAATACAACCCGGAGCAATTTCACAAGTAACTCGTTTAATGGCTAATGGTTCTCGTGAAAATGCAATGCGTTGGGTTTACATGATGGATCAATATGAGCGTCTACCTAATTGGACGGCATCTGGTTCATGGCGTATGTTAGGTGGTTTGCTTAGAGACCCAAGTACGTGGGGCGCACCTTTTACTGGTGGTGCTGCATTTGCTGCACGTAAAGCAGGCAAAGAAGGTTTGTATTTAGCACTAAGAAAAATTGCATCAGGATTAACCACCAAGAAAGCTGCTGCTGTTGTTGGAGGCGCACATACGGGTGTTCCGGCGGCTGGAGAGTTAAAAATTAAAGAACAAGCAGATATTCCTATAGAGCCAGAAGATATAGCTGGTGCTGCCTTAGAGACGGCTATAGGCGCTGCTGCTGGGCCTGCACTTATGACTGCTGCTGAAATGGCTCCACAAGCTATACGAGCTATTGGTGATATATTAAGTGATGGCGTTGACGCAGGTGCGGTTGATGCAGCTTCTAACGTAGGGGTACAGTAATGGCTCGGATACCCAGAACTATTACCACAAAAATTCTTGAGCCTCTCCGTAAGCCGGGTGAGCGCGCTACTGACTTTAGGACACGACGTCGTTCTCCAACTAAAGCAGAAGGCGAGCCACTTGAGGTAACAGTTACACCTAGAGTTGAGGCAGAAGTTCCAGAAAATGTTGCTCCTACGGTTGAGGCGGAAGCTCCTGCACCGGAAGCACCGATTGATAACGTAGATCAAGAAGTACTTACACCTCCTCCAGAAGATCCAATAGTTGTACCAGAAGCTGTTGAAGACCTTGGTGATATTCCAGATGCACCGACTGGACCTGTAAAGCCAGAGCCAGTATCTGAAGATGAAATGAAGCGTATGCTAGACCAGCGTGATAAAGAGCTTGGTTCTGAAAGACAAGCTCCATCACCTAGTCAATTACAAAAAGAAGCAGGCGTTGTCACAGGCCCATTCAATACAACAATGTACGACAATGACGGTCTTGCAGCCACCATTCAATCATTTGCTGATAAAGCACCAGAATTAAAAACTAAAACTATTCAATCTCTTTACGAAGAGGCTCAGACACGAGGCGCTAGTAAAGACGTTCTCAATGCAATGTTTGCTGGTCAAAAAATGGAAAGCGCTGTTGGTGACAATGAGCTTGCTGTTCGTATGGCTGGACTTGTGTCTTTACATGACGCAAGCGCAACACGTCTCGATGACTTAATGAAAAGCATGGCGGATAATCAACTAGACGATGCTGGACAATTAGAATTACGTGAAGCTATTGCACAGCACGACATTATTTATGGTGAGATGGTAAACGCCAAGCGTGATGTCGCGCGCACTATGAATGTTTTTAAGAACGTAAAGAACAAAGAAGTTGTTAGCTTTAGTGAGATACGTTCCGCACTTGATTCACTAGGTGGTTCTGACAACCTTCGTGCCTTTGCTGAAAAATATAATGACCTCAAGAAAGAAGGTCGTGCGGCTCAAAACAAAATGCTCAGTCGTAGCACCGCTGGTCGAATATACGATGCAGCGGTTTATGCGGCTCAGTCCGTATTGTTAATGAATCCAGATACGCATCTATATAATTTATCTGCTAATACTTTGATGTTGGCTCTTGATCCAGTAGAGCGTTTTGCTGCTGTTGGTTTCGGTAAACTTCGTCCGCGAATCGCCAAGGTTTTTGGCAAGTCTTATGACGAAGATTCAGCAATGATGGATGATGTGGCCGCTGCTGGTTGGGCTATGATGGAAGGTATTAAAGATGGATGGATACTTGCTGGTCGCTCATTAAAAGAAAGCGAAGGCGCTAAAGAAGTATATCGCAATCCATATAGAGCCGATTATCTATTCAAACGCGAGCTTGATAAAGCTCGTTCTGAAAGTCTCTTTAAGCAAGGTTTCGGTAAAATTATTGATGCTATGGGTACTGTTTACAGCATACCCTTTAAAGCCCTTGGCGCGTCTGATGAGTTTATCGGTGGTTATGCAGCTCGTGCTGAGTTGCTTCGTGAAGGCGTAAGGATTGGTAGAAAAGTTTATCAAGACGCTCTTGATTCTGGTAAGTCTCAAGCAGATGCTATGTCTGCGGCACAAAATGCAACAAGGAAATTACTGACTGAACGTCCAGCAGATGTTGCACAAAATATACAGCATTTCCGCAAGATGATAACCATGACTTCAGATCCGAACTTAGGTTTGAAATCTGGTCGTTTGATGTGGAAAGCAAATAAAGTCTTAAACAATCCGCTTTTAAAACCTATAACAATGTTTAGCCGAACGGTTACAAACATTGCTAGTGAAGGTGCGGCTCGTTCACCTCTCTTCTTTTTGTCGCCACGCTTTCACGAGGAATGGTCGCGCGGTGGTCGTCACCGTGACTTAGCTTTAGGCCGTATTGCTGTTGGTTCTGGCATGATGATTGGTGGATACCAATTAGCTATCAATGATAGAATTACAGGACAAGGCCCATCAGCAACTCAAGACCGTAATAATCTTCGTGAGCTTGGTTGGTTGCCATTTTCTATTCGTCTTGGCAAAGATGAAGTTACGACTAATGATATAAAGAGATTGCAAAAACTGGTTGGTGAGGATCAAGTCAGAGTTGGTAAAGGTCAATTTAATGGAGAAATATTCATCTCATTATCAAGACTTGAGCCATTTAACATTCCGTTTTTACTAAGTGCTGCGTATGCGGATGCTGTTAAGTATAGAGCATATGATCCTGATGATACTGAACTTGCTGTTATGACGAGTGCTAGTGCAGCAGCACTAGCTGAATTTACCACTAATATTCCTGTTATGACTACATTTGCTGAAATTATGAGAATTGCAAATGTTAGAGGTAGTGAAGAAACAGGATCAAAATTGGTAGATATATTTAATAGTGCATCACGCGCTTATAGTAATTTTGCAATCAATGCGACACCCGGTGTTAATCTATTGAATAGTTCATTAACGGCTAAATTTGAGAGGATGTCTGATCCAGCTATTAGTAATGTTGGTGTTAATGACGCTCAAAATCAATATTTATACGACGCATATGGTATAGACGATCCTAATTCATTACCGGGAATTGGAGCGTTCCTTGAGTCTTACAACAGGCTTCGTAGCCGCGTACCTTTAATTAGCAAGGGAGTGCCATATAAACTTGATCCATTAACAGGTGATCCGATTGGTGCAGATAAATCTCTCTTGCACAGCTCATTGCCTATGTTTGTTTCTAAAGGTAAATTTAGCAAAATTAGAGAATACCTTGATGAATTAAATCATGGTGTGGCTAATCCAAATTTTGTAATTCACGGTGTTCGTTTACCCGCAGAAGTGCAAAACAGGTATGTAAAACTCTACACCAAAGAGGTTGAAATTGATGGCTTGAACATGAGCGAGGCTATCATTCAAGCTGTAGACGAGAAAATGGATTATTATGAAAGTGCTAATAACAATAAGGGTCAAAAAGCTAATATAGCAGTTATGCGTAGTATCATTGATTCTATTGTGTCTGACTATCGTAAGATAGCTCGTGCAAGATTGTTTGGTACATTCCAAGAAGATAAAGATGATCCTGAGTTAGCGGATTTTTCAATAGAAGCCTTGGATGGGAACAGTCATGGCTTTAGGGATAGTATTATTGAAAGACCTGATTTGGCGCATAGAATGAGGCGAAACTATAACGAGTATAAACGATTTGGCACTCGCTGACATGAGTGATAGATTGCTGGTCAACGTGAGGGATTAAAATGGCTAACTACAATATCAATGCTGTAACGAGGCGGGTCGTCTACACTGGTAGCGCTGGTGTTGGGCCATATGCATTTTCGTTTGAAATCCTAGTTCAAACCGACGTGGCTGTGTATTTCAATAACACGTTATTGACACTCACAACCGATTATACCGTGACAATCAATGCAAACGGTACTGGTAGCATTACGATTGTAACTGGCACGAATGTCCCCTCTACGCCTACTGCAAGCGATCAGATAGCTATCGTTGGTGCCCGTGATATCGAGCGCACTACAGACTTCGTTACTGCTGGTGAACTACGTGCAGCAGCTCTTAACGAGCAGCTTGATGGCCTCACCATCTTCGATCAACAGCTTCTTGAATTAACAGACCGCGCTATCACAGCACCCGTTACTGACCCAGCTAGTATTGATATGACCTTACCTGCAAGAGATAGCCGTAAAGGTAAATATCTTGCGTTTAACGAAACAACAGGTAATCCCGAAGTTGGTGCTGAAAGTTCTGATGTAACAAGCCTTGCGGCTATTACTGATGATATTGCGCTTTTAGCGGACATTCAAGACGGCACTACAGCAACAAATGCTATTACAACTGTCTCAAGTAATAGTGCGAATGTAACAACAGTAGCTGGTATATCTTCCGATGTAACCACGGTTTCTGGAAATACTAGCAACATTAACACCGTTTCATCTAATTTAACTGGTGCAAACACAATCGGCACTGTTGCTTCAAACATTGCTAATGTGAATACGGTTGGCGGTATTAGTTCGGATGTCTCTACGGTTGCAGCTAATGACGCAAACATTACTGCGGTTGCGGCTGATGCAACGGATATTGGAATTGTCGGTAGTAATATTACTAACGTAAACACAGTGGCTGGTATTAGCGCTGATGTTACAGCTGCGGCTGCTATTGATGCTGCTGACTTGAGTACACTGGCAACCAATATCACTGATGTCGTTACCGTTTCAGACAATATATCTGATGTCAGCAATGTATCTACAAATATGTCGAGCGTTATTGCTGCGGTTTCGTCTGCAACTAGCGCTTCGGTAAGTGCTGCTGCTGCCGCCTCTTCTGCTACAGCGGCGGCTGCAAGTGCGGCGTCAATTACCGGAGACGTTGCGGATGCTCAAGCAGCGCGAGTAGGTGCTGAGGCTGCACTAGATAGTTTCGATGATCGTTATCTTGGTGCCAAGGCAAACGATCCAACTCTGGACAACGACGGCAATGCTTTGCTGACTGGTGCTTTGTATTGGAACACCACAGTCGATAGCATGAAGGCTTATGATGGTAGTGCTTGGCAAACTTCTTATACCACGATTGATGCGGCTGGCGGGTTACTTGACATTAACAACTTGTCTGACGTTTCAAGCGCTGCCGACTCAAGAACTAACTTAGGCTTAGGATCAGCTGCAGTTGAGGATACGGATGCATTTGAAGCAGCTCTAGCAGCTATCTCAGCGTCCAAATCAGTCACCGCTGTCGACGTGTTTGTATATGACACCTCGAAGGACAGCGATGGAGGTGCATGGCGTAAGCGTACTCAGCATACCTCATGGTATAACGAAACCTTGAACACAAGCACCCGTGGTAGTCGTAAAGAGTTTCCAGCGGTTGCTGTGATTGTGGCTGAGATTGATACTGTTACGATCTATGATGGTGATGACCCTGATTTGCCGATGTGGATGGTGTTCAACAAGGGTAGCGCTCGTGCAATAGGCAATGCAGATGTGCTTTCTATGACTGCGTTAAACGGAGAAATGTGTGTAGGAATCTCTTCAAATGGTTTACGTCGAATAAACTTTGTAAAAGATTTGTCTCGTTATGTTAGCCAATTCGCCGATAGTTCGTTAGGCTTTGTGGTTGACCGCAATAAATCCAATGCCTTAGGTGCACTAGGTGATAACACCATTATTAATGGTGTAGTCAACGACGTAGCCATGACCGTCCTCCCTGACGCCCCGATTGACCCTGCTACGGGTATTCAAACCCCAACGATTGCAGTGGCGACGGACGGTGGCGTGAGTGTTCTTAAGGATGATGGTACTGTTGTTGATATTACTCACAGTGCTGCGAATTTGGCGACTGGTGTTGATTTTAGGCAGGATGGTGCAATCGTCTATGGTGTAGATAATCAATCTTCCCGTATGAGATTTGTTC